TATTTAATAAAGATAAAAACGTACTTTGTATCGCTACTAAGCAGGAAACTGCTAAAAACATGGTTACTAAAGTAAAATTTGCTTATGATAACTTACCAAGTTGGTTACAACTAAAAGCTATAGAAAATAATAAATTAAGTCTAAAATTAAGTAACGGATCTCAAATTAAAGCAATTGGAGCGACAGGCGATGCAGGTAGATCTGAAGCCGTGTCATTACTGTTACTAGATGAGGCAGCGTTTATTGAAGGTATTGATGAGATTTTCGCTTCTGCTCAACAAACCTTGGCTACAGGAGGTCAATGTATTGCCATTTCAACTCCATTTGGTACAGGTAACTGGTTCCATAGAACATTTATTGGAGGTGAAGAAGGTAAAAATGGATTTGTATCTATCAAATTACCTTGGACTGTACACCCTGAACGATCTCAAAAATGGAGAGATGAACAAGATGCTATTCTAGGAATTAGAAACGCCGCTCAAGAATGTGATTGTGACTTTACTACTTCAGGTGATACAGTAGTTGAACCTGATATTTTAAATTGGTATATTCAAACATACCAATCTGATCCAATAGCTAAAGGTGGATTTGATGGTAATTTATGGCGTTGGGAATATCCTGACTACACTAAACAATATATAGTAGTGGCTGACGTTGCTCGAGGTGATGGTAAAGACTATTCTGCTTGTCATGTTATTGATATAGCTGAAGCTAAACAAGTAGAAGAATATAAAGGACAAATTGGTACTCGTGACTATGGTCATCTATTAGTATCAATAGCTACTGAATGGAATAACGCTTTATTAGTAATTGAAAATGCTAATATAGGATGGGATACAATCCAAACAGTTATAGATAGAGGGTACCAAAACATGTATTACTCATCTAAATCAGATACAGCTAACATCACAATGGATAATTTCTTAAGTCGAAATGATAGTAATTTAGTACCTGGTTTTACTAACTCAACAAAAACTAGACCACTTGTAATTGCTAAATTAGAAGCTTATATGCGTGATAGAGCTTGTATTATCCAATCACGCCGATCATTAGAAGAATTAAGAACCTTTGTATGGAAAAATGGTAAAGCACAAGCTAATGATGGATACAATGATGACTTAATAATGGCTTTTGGTATTGGTATGTTTCTACGTGACACTGCTTTAAAATTCTCTCAAACAGGTATGGATTTAACTCGTGCTTCACTTGGAGGTATAGGAAGAATTTCGTATAATACCGGGGCAAGTAGCTTTTACTCACCACACAATCCAACCCCTGACAATCCTTGGAAAATGGATGATGGCAGAGGCGGTATGGAAGACATCAGCTGGTTAATATAAATAAATATTTATAACATATCAATATATTATGGGATTATTTGACAATTTAAAACGGTTATTCTCTTCAGACGTCGTTATTCGCAACGTTGGTGGCGATGAATTGAGAGTAATTGACACAGATCGTATACAATCATTAGGTACTTTACAGACTAATGCGCTTGTAGATCGATTTACTAAAATTTATACCACATCTGGTGCTGGTATATATAATGTAAACAACGTTTACAACTACCAAACACTAAGAGTACAACTCTATACAGACTATGAAGCAATGGATACTGACGCTATTGTAGCATCAGCACTTGATATTATAGCTGATGAGTGTACCTTAAAAAATGAACATGGAGAAATGCTCCATATTCGTTCAGCGGATGAAAATATTCAAAAGATATTATACAACCTATTCTATGATGTGTTAAATATCGAATTCAACTTATGGAGTTGGTCTCGTAACATGTGTAAGTATGGTGATTTTTATCTTAAATTAGAAATAGCTGAAAAATTTGGTGTGTATAATGTAATACCATTCTCAGCTTATTCAATTATACGTGAGGAAGGTACAGATATTAAAAATCCTACTTATGTAAGATTTAAATATGACCCAACATCAGTATCTGGTATCACAACACCACAAACACAATACGCTTTAGGTACTGCTACATCAGATATTTACTTTGAAAACTACGAAATGGCTCACTTTAGACTAATAAGTGATGTTAACTATTTACCTTATGGTAGAAGTTACTTAGAACCAGGTCGTAAGATATTTAAACAAATGGTTTTAATGGAAGATGCGATGTTAATTCATAGAATTGTTCGCGCTCCTGAAAAACGTATTTTCTATATGAACGTAGGTGCTATTCCTCCAAATGAGGTAGAAGCATTTATGCAGAAAACAGTACAAAAGCTTAAAAAAGTACCTTATATTGACCCACAAACAGGACAATATAACCTTAAGTACAATATGATGAACATGATGGAAGACTTTTACATTCCTGTAAGAGGCAATGACCAATCAACACGTATTGATACAGCGAAAGGTTTAGAATATAATGGTATTGAAGACGTTGCTTACTTAAGAGATAAATTATTCGCAGCTCTTAAGATACCTAAAGCATTTATGGGTTATGAAAAAGATTTAACTGGTAAAGCGACATTAGCTGCTGAAGATATTAGATTTGCTCGTACAGTTGAACGTATTCAACGTATATTACTATCAGAATTAACTAAAATTGCATTAGTACACTTATATACTCAAGGATATGATGGTGAATCATTAACCAATTTTGAATTATCATTAACAACACCATCAATCATTTACGATCAAGAACGTGTTAACTTAATGAAAGAAAAAGTTGACTTAGCTTCTCAGATCATGGAAAATAGTTTATTACCAACTGATTGGATCTATGATAACTTATTCCACTTCAGTGAAGATCAATATGATGAATACCGTGATTTAATTATTGAAGACAAGAAACGTAAGTTTAGATTAAATCAAATTGAAGAAGAAGGTAATGATCCAGCTGATTCTGGTCAGGTATATGGTACACCATCTCAATTAGCTACAGCTTATGGTAAAGGTAGAGGTGATGGTGCTGTTCCAACAGGATATAATGAAAAGAATCCAAATGAACCAGTACATTTAGTAGGCCGTCCTAAAGCATCAGCATCTAATATTAATAGACAAGACAATGCATTTGGTAAAGATCGTATTGGTGTTAAAACTTACAATACAGCTGGTGCTGATGAAGAAGATAGCTTAGCTAAAACACAATGGAAAGGCGGTTCACCACTAGCATTAGAAACATTTTTAAAAAACAAAGCAATGTTTGAAAAACTACCAGTTAATCGTAAGACAACATTATTTGAAAATGGTATGTTAGATGAGAACAATATTCGCGATGAAATTAAATAAACTACATATTTATAAGTAGTATCATTATACTAAACTATGCGTATTAAACATAACAAATTTCGTAACACAGGTGTTCTATTTGAGCTATTAGTGCGTCAAATAGCATCTGATACGTTAGCTAATGCTGAATCAAAAGCGGTAAAAATTGTAAAAAAATATTACCACAATAGCGAAATAGCTAAAGAACATAAGCTTTATCATACTATACTAACTGCCCCACGTTTAAGTGAGGGTAAGGCTGAAGCATTAATTAATACAACTACTGATCTAGCTAAAAAATTAAACAAAGAAACATTACTTAAGGAAAAATATAGCTTAATCAAAGAGATTAAGAAACATTATAACCTTGAAAGTTTCTTTAAAGCTAAAGTTAACAACTATAAAGCGTTAGCTGCTGCTTATACATTATTTGAATCAGCTATGGAAAACAAGTTTGTTGAGCCTAAACAATTAGTGCTTAATAAGCTTACCTTAATGGAACATATCACTAAGAAAACATTAGTTGAAAATACAGAATCAGAAGTATCACAAGCTTTAGCTAAAGAAGATAAAAATGTACGTATCTTAGCTTATAGAATGTTAATTGAAAAATTTAACAGTAAATATTCAACATTAAGTAATCGTCAAAAATCAGTACTTAAGGAATTTATTAATAATATTTCTAATCCTGAATATCTTAAAATTTATATCAACGAGAACCTTAATAAAGTTAAAACTGAATTAACTGATTTAATTAAACAAGTTGACGATAAGACAACTGAAATTAAGTTAAACGAAGTTATAACGTTGATTAAGCCGATTTCTAACAAGTCGTCTGTGAAAGATGAACATTTAGTAGCATTACTTCAATATCAGCAACTAGCTGAAGAAATCAAAAGGATTAATTAAATGATGTACGTCATTGAAAATAGAATCTTACAGGAGCAATTATTACAAGAAGCTTTCTTAGATAGTGTTAAAGACTACGCTAAAGAAAAATATAGTAAGGCAATCACTACAATCAATGACTGGAAAGATTTAGCTGTTGTTATGGGCAAAGTAATATCAGACCCAACAACATTAAATCGTTTCGCTGATGACGTTTGGAGAAATTTCAAAGTTAACACATTAAAAAAATTAACAGCTCTTTTAGAAAGGATGGGTCTAAATGACTTGATCACTAAAATTAAATCTGTTGTTGATAAAATCACTAATTTAGATGGATGGAAAAAATTCTTAGCAGCCGCAGGAATTGGAGCTATGGTTAATTATGTGGTTGAAAAAATGGCAGGACTTGCTCCAGATGCTGTTAAAGTTTTTTTACAAAAATATGTATCTGAAAAAGGTTTAGGAGAAATTTTATCTAAACTAACTGATTTCAAATCTTATGTAGGATGGTTACAACCTATTATTAAAGGTGTTGACA